CCAAGCAAGTGTTGGTTCAAATGCATAACCAGATGTGTCTCCACTGTTATATGATGCTGGATCACTATCAGTTATATAAGTAAGTTCTTGTTCAGCACTTTTTGGAAAACGACTTTGAACAGGGTCAAAATATTCCAATGTTGCAATACTGATTCCAGTTTTTAAATTAAAAAACTGACTTGACTGTATAAGATTGGGATTGGGTTTTGGTAATTGTTGTCTATAGGGAATGAATCCAGATGATGTATACTTATATACAGTCCATGTTCCTGGAATAGAACCACCGTCATCAACATAGGTCAACATGTTTGGCATATATCCACCAGGAGGGCTACCTGTATCTCTTTGGAAAATATTGGTGAACCTCATAGGACGATAAACCCACAGTGATCCGCCTGTTCCGTTGCTAAATGTGCTTAAATCTATATTAAATGTTGTTGCTGTCACGGAATTTATAATATAGGTATCATTTATATTAGATGCTCCACTGACGCCAAATATAACACAAATATCCCCGTTTAACAGTCCGTGCGAACTTTCAGTAACTATAGTAGTTGGTTGTCCGTTCGATGGACTTTGAATAGTGTATGAAATTTGACTTATTGCTGGTACTAAAATCCACATCTGCCATTCTGTATTGTCTGTTATAAATTGCCAGACAGTATTATACGGCTGCATTGGATTGTTGGTTGTACTCTGGGTAAGCCACAAACTTAACAATTGAGGTGTGTACACCACATAAAAATTTGCCTCTCCCAACTGTGCATATCCGGCGGTGGGAAGGTCATAGTGAAAGTCTGTGTTATAATTTGGTGTTAGAGCAAAAATATTTGATGAAGGAATTGTTGGCTCTGTTACCCAATATGGGTCATTGGCAACCAAATCATAAACTTCACTGTAAGGATTATTGCTAGTTGCACCATACATTCTGATCCATTGAGGATCATTGGTTGCTTCAGATTGTGGTAGTATAAATTCAATTTCTACATTTAATGCTGTTGCACCATAGGTTCCTACGCGAATCATCCATTCATCGTAATAATTGAAAGTTGTTCCAGTTGGCAAGATAGAATTGGAACGCAACAAAGAATCAATAGTTGATAGGCTACCTTTTTGACGTATAAATCCTTGATAGAATTGAAATTCAACAGAAGCGTCTAATAATAAATTATCAAGATATTGTCGAGGCTGATATCCTACTGTGTGTTTGGCTAAATTTGAAATATCTGTGTCATCTACATTGCCAAGCGTGGTTGAGTTAATGCTTACATTTGTACCACCAAACAAAATTTTAGAGTAATTTTTTGGTTCATCTATATTAAAGTACTTGCTGATATCATTTGCTGTTTTATCAAAATTATTTGTCAATGTCCATGTATTACTTGTTACAGTGGCTCCATTTACAGTTACATTGTTTTGAACTACCAGGTACCCTGGGGCATCAAGTGTTCCATTCCAACCATTTGCACGATAGCAATAAATTTTTATTCGTTGTTGTTGAATGTTATAAAGTGGATCATAAATTATATCGCCAAATGCTGTGAAATTATCAAAAAACACAGCACTTTCTATTGTTGTTGTAAAAAGCCGAAGTCCAAATATACCTTGACTATTTGTGGGTTGAAGAGTTAAAGTGTTGTTGTCTCTTAAAATATTAAGATTTTGTGATTGAATTTGGGTTCCTGCACGATCTACAACTGGATAAGTTCCAGAAATAGTTCCGTTTACATACTGTATCAATCCCAGAGGTTGTTGCAGTGTTGTAGAAGTTGCACCTGGACTCAATGCAATCAGAGTGCCGTTTGCCCAACTTCCTTGTGCCCACAATAAAAATTCTTTGGCACTCTGACTCCAGTTTAAAACATTGCCTGAATTTGTATCATAGTTTTCAAATATCCATCCTTGACTTGTTAACCATCTGCCATAACTTATAATAAAATCATAAACTTCTTGATATGTTTCTAATACGGTATTATAAAGAATTTGTTGTGTTACATCTGGTAATCCAGTTTGATATTCAACTACTTGTTTATTACCAATTACAATATTATTACGAGGACCTGCGGTGTTTGATGGTATTATTGTAAAATATTGTTCAATTGCATCGTAACCAAACACAGTCCAGCCAGTTTCTACCTGCTGTACAATGACACCACTATAAAAATAAACACCAGTTGGAGTACTTCTGTATAGATAGGTGGTAATATTTTCGCTGGGAATTATCTGGCTATTGAATCCCAACTGACCAAAACTATCAACAACTGCACGGAAATTAGATGAATTTATAAAGCCACTCATACGATGTGACAACTTTACATCCGCCCCTCTAATAATATTACCAAGATATGGAGTTACAGCAAGATTTTGACTTAAAAGAAATTCTGTAATCCAAACCTGAAATCCAGCACTGGCAAAATATGCAAGATTTGTTTCGTTGGGAATTGTAACTCCTGTAACTAGCGTGTTGGGCAATTCTCGGTTAATGTAAAATTGATTGCTTGATCTGCGAGTATTTGTATCTGCATAAATCCACTGACTTTGGGTAGTATCGCTGTAAATTTCTTCAGTTCTCAAACTATCCCAGGTATATTCTACAAAGGCAGCAGGTTTCATCAAGTAGCCTGTATATGATTTAACAAATGGAAAATACTGAGAATTAATCCAAGCAGTTTCAATTGGCCCACCATCGCCAAAAATCCATGGTTCTTGTGCTGCCCATGTGGTGGGAATACCGCTGGCACATCCCGCTTGCACAGGAGACAATAGATTTCCTTGGGAATCAACAGGAATACATGAAAGCAATCCTGGTCTCGCCCAAATATCATACTGTCCAGCCAATGGTCCTTGACGAATTATGCCATCAGTCAAATCTTGCCACAAAGCAGTGTTGCCGCTTGTGTAAGGTGCACTGCCATATTGTGCTGTCCACCAAGAAGGTTCTTGACTGAATCCAAGCATTTCCCATGGACACAGGTGAGGTCTATCTGTGTCGTAAAACCATCTGTAAATTCCTTGCCAGTGTCCTGGTATAGAATTACCGTCACGGTCGGTTACACTTCTGTAATTAAAGGAAAATGGGTCCAAGGCGTCATAGCCAGTATTAGATTGATAGTCTACCTGATTGTTGACAACCCATTTATCAAATGGTCCTCGCTGTAATTGTATATATTCTTGGCGAGTATAATCAGATACTCGCCACTTTCCAGGAGAAAAAGCTGTTATATCAAATGTAGATTTAGCCTCTGAGTTTCTATAAGGTTCTGGTAGGTTGTTGAACATATTCAATTCAAATTGCAACCATGCAGCAGCCACAGGATTTGTTAATTGTTCAGGATTTTCAGTTGCATTCAAATTGTGAAGAATTGTTCCCAGTTGCTCTCCTTGGTTATCCACCATTACTATACGAGCACCATCATGAGTTTGAATGGTTAATTTTGGCGTTTTATAGGAGTAATCAAAGTAAACTTGTGGTTGGTATGCCTTTGTAATACCAAGTCTAGTTGCTGTAGCAGGAATATACAGTGGCACAGTAGCAGGTATTTCTGCATATGCTCCTGGATAATCTCCGTACCCGGTATTAGCCCAAGGACTTGAAGAGGTTTTTCCAATATTGATTTGGGTTAGTGCAGTATTTAGCCATAGACTTGTGTTATATGGGTCGCAGACAGTTTGACTATTGGCCGCAAATCCCTGCTGCGATGAAAGATTGAACAACGCACGCAATAAACGATTATAAAATCTGGTATAACTGGACTCGGCATATTGAATTGCTTGTACGGGGTCTGTGGGTGAGTAAGACTGCCCAATTTTGGATAATGGTGAAGAATTCAAAATGCCCAATTTAAGCAAAGGTGCACGATGCTGCAATATACTCAACCCTAACCCACGTTGTTGAGCAGTATCTCTGTAGTTGTTGTTTCCCAGAGATTGTCCTGAAAATCCAGATTGGTTTTCTATAATTTGTTGAAACTGTTGTAGAAACTGACTTCTACTGACAGATGTTATTTCCAAATTATTGGGATTTGCACTTAGATTAACAGGTACCTCATAATATCCCGTAAGTGTCTCAGGTGCAACGCTGTTCCAACTGGCAATAGTCACTATACTACCAGCGGATGCAGCAACATTAAGTGTTATTATATTTCCACTAACAGTATAATCTATGTTATTTTGCAGTAGAGTTTCGCCTTGATTGACATTCAAATAGACAAAAATGGTTGGCAAAGTGTTGAGGACTTGCTGTGCAGGTGTTTGGTCGATGGTAAAAGTTTTTGTGTCGGTGGTTAGGACAAACTCATTGATTATATATTGTCGGCTAACTTGTGGAGCCGAATACCATGAGTTGATAAACTCAGCAGAACCTCCTGTGCCAATTTTTACAAAAGTGTATCCTGTATATTGAATTTTTTGTGAATTTTGTGTGTAGTTTATGGTGTAGGTAATTAAGTTATTATTAAAAACCCAATCACCAAATTGGTCTAGTTCAAGTGATTGCCCTATATATGGATCAATTGGTTGATTTGGATCATTTGCATAGGAAAAAACTTGGCTACCTGTAAAAGAACTATTTGGATATAGTACAGGATCATTTAGTTTGTTGCCATCAATATCATAAAGTTGGAATAATGGTGGATTCAATCCTATTTGTTGCTGACAATTAGTTGTCCAAGTATTATTTTTGTATAGAATATTTTGTCCTTGAAAACTTCCAAATAAAACTGCTGCTCTATCACCTGCGACTGGTAAACCATCTCCATTTATGCTGTTGGCTGTATCAACTGTCAATTCTATACTGCCTTTAGAAACACCTGAAACGATATAAATTAGCCCAGTTTCTCCAACTATTTGTTTAGCAGTGCTCAATATTCTCATACCATCTTGAAGATAGACTCCATCTATTTCCCAGGATGATTGTCCAACAATTGCCTCTAAGAAATTTGTCGTAGTGTAATCAACTAGCGTAACTATTCCACGGTAATTACTACCATAATCAAATAATTCAATATCAGAATCAAATTGTAATATAGGGCGAATAGCCTGCTGAATAGATAAATCAATAATTTTGGTTTTTGACAGCAAAATAATATCACGATGAAACCAGCGATTTCCAACGCTCCATTGATTTTGATCAGAAGAACTTCTTGCTATTGTGATATATAACGGAGTAGATAATGGCGAGTTGCTCCATCCATATAAACTCCAACCACTGATATCCCAACTGGATTTTGAGGTATCAGCAATAGTTACTAGATTTATACTTCTGCCAACATTTTCTACTAACAGTTCTTCACCATTCAGTGTGCTGTTGGCATCATCAGAGGGGACAATTTTCATTCCACTGGTAAAAACAAGAGGATTATCCTCTGTAAAAGTTTCAATTGAATTATCACTTGTATAAATGACTGTTCCAACATAATTGAAAGATATTTGACCAACAGCATCATTGGTTAAATCTGTAGTGTTGCACAATGTAATAGCATCAGGACCATTCGGCAACCAATAATAGTTTGTATAATTTACAAACATGTCAAGGTCTATCGGGGGACTCCAACTATAATATTCTTGACTGAATAGACGATCTGTATTGTTTATTAACCCACCCTGGAACCCTATTTGATTTACAAGATCAGAATAAAATATTGCATTGGTTAATTCTGGGTTATTAAGCGGATTGCTTACTATTGTTGGTGTTAATTGATAATTTTCTCTATCAGTTGTGGGCTCTGGGATATAAAAATCACGGGAGGCATTATACCAAGCAGGGATATTTCCTATATAACCATCTAAGAATTCTACACTAGATGGTTGAAATAAATGATTAACCGTGGTATTAAAAACTTTTTTTAAAGAATCCGTCTGCAAGTAGTCAGGAAGCAACTCGATTGGATATCGTTTGTTGTAAGTATTATCTATATTAGCCATTGCTGTTTGTAATTCCCAAAACAGAATCTGTTAAACTCTGGACGATTTGTATATTATTAACTGTTGCGCAACTTATAGGTATTTGATCAGGACCAACTTGAATTTCAAACAAGTCTCCAAAAACTGCTTGTGAGCTTACTGGTCGCATCACTATAGAACCAACTATTGTTGCCATATTTTGATGAATATATGCTGCCATTTCTGTAAAGAAAAAATTATTACCAAAGTCCCAATTACTCAACGCAAAGTATTGATTTATGTATTGAATGACCAGGCTTTGTATTTGATTATTGGTGAATGTTGTTCCTGGAACAGGAACAACAACAAAGTCAGCCTGCAATTCTGCCGGTGCTTGAGAACCAAACAACAGCACATATGAAACAGGATGCCAAACAAGTTGGTCTGTCATCATGGCATATTGATCCAAATTACTAAAATTAGCTGCCAATTGGGCACTGGTTTCAGGAACAGGTAAAGTCTGAAGTGAGCCATTTGTTGCAATCCAATTTCTGATTGCAGTGTCATATGATGTTGTCAAAACATACATGTCAATGACATTGGTGACTGCTGGGTTGATCCGTTGGTCAGTGGGTGCGTAATGAACCCATAAAAAGCTAAGATTATTTCTTCCTATTCTAACTTTATAATTTTTTGTAACATCAACTAGAGTTCCTGCCACTACAGTACTAGTTGATTGATACTGTAGCATTTTTGCTTGATTCATGACATATACAAGTTTGCCATTTGTCCAATAACTATTAATTGTATTAGATGGTTGAACAATAATTGATGGAACTTGACTTATATCTTGGAATATCTGACTTAAGGGCAGTTGTATGGGTTGCCAATATTGATAGCCATCAGAACTGGTAACTTGCACCCAGAATAGCAACAGTTCTGCAGTATAACTTGGGTTCACTATAGTGTTGTATTCATTGGGATTATCTGGTATGCTTGCAATGTTAGTCTGCCACATGGTAACACGAACACTATTTGGATTTGCATATCCATCCGGATCTATTTGCTGACCTATTATTTGCCACAAATAATCTTGCCCCAGTGAGGATTGTGGATAAAATGTTATAGATACATTTGTTCCTGATTCTATTATGGGGTTGTTGACAGTAATAGAATTTCCAATGATTGAAACTACATAAGTGCCAGCTGAAAATGCATTTGCAATTACAATTTGGCCTATTTGTATGTCTGTTGATGAATTTACTAGAAAAGTATAACTTCCAACTGACAGTGATGGCGATACTGTTTGTATGATAGTTGTTTGTCCACTGGGATTTGTGCCTAAAATGCTGATATAATCTCTGTTAATTGAACCGGTGATTTGATTGAAGGATTTACTATAGTTGTTGAAATAAAATTGATTTTGTCCGGCACTTTCAAAAATGTATCTAAAAGATCTAGCCTGCGCAACCCAAGCAGAACCATTCCAAGATACCAACAATAACCAAGAATTATCTTTATTGGTATTTGATTTATCACCAGCATATGTCATACTGAATGTGGTGGCCGAATTTATATTTGATGAAGATATAACTATCCAGTAATCTAAAGTCCCTTGACTGTTGGCAACGCCCTGTTGATCATAACGAATACCAAAAGTTGTTTTCAGTGACATAGCATTAGCGATAGCAGTCGTACTACTTTGGGTTAGCGTTGTGTTAAATGCCGGGATGATCTGTACAGGTATATCATTGGTTTTAACAGGTACACTCAATGTAACAGCACCTGGACCTGCATTTGTTCCAGATGTAATTCCATTTGTAGATCCTGTTAAATTTGCTCCTGTTCCATCACCAACAATTCCCACCACACTGGCAAATATGCCACTGGAAAATTGTATTATACAACCTTTTGTTATATATTGTAAAAAACTATTAACGGGAGCAAAAGTTCCTATTTGTATAGATGAGGAGCCCACGTAGAATGCACCTGTACATGTCTTGGTAGAACTGGTAATTGTTTTCCAGGTGTATCCGCTTGGTACAGTGATTTTAGGATAATAGTAATAATAAAATTGTTCTAATTCGACACTTTCGAGGGCATCACCAAAACTACCATTGATCATGGGCTGGATTTGCGTATTCACAGTGACGCTGTAATTAATGCCAGGGGTATTTAAGATAATATTTGTTGATAGGTCATTTTCGCTGTAAAATATTCCATCTGTGCAAACAACATTGAGGTTGTTGTAATTTCCAGTTGGGTCATTGATTGATAGATATCTGCTTTGACCGCTGTAAAATCTATTAACAGCCTTGACTTTTAGAATAGCGGCTTCGGCCAACGGCAATAAATTATAGTCCTCGCCATTTACCATTCTATCTTGTGTATAAAATACTTGTGGAGCGGCTAGTGCAATTTGTTCATTAGTTTCACCACTTTGAGCATTGGTCACTGTATATTGTAAATTGGTGGTAAATGCCACGTTCCAAAAATTATTGAGATTGTCAGCATATGAAAATCCAAATACTTGGTTTTGTATATCCTGGGGTGTAATTTGATAAGTTAGGTTGTTACTTATTCTGTACCAGACTCTTACAATACCAACAGGTACATTGCCAAATGTTCCATCAGCAAATCGAATGCTTATTTGGTCGTTACCAGATACATTCCTACTGATCACGCTGTATATATTTCTTACATTGTTTGCAAGACTATTGTAAATTATATTGTTGCCATTAACAGAGGGTACCTGAGTCCACTGGGATTGTACCAATCCATTGCTGTCGATCAATTGCACCCAAACATCTGTTTGGTTCACATTGTCTGCATTAATATCTATGATTCTATTGGGAATTGGATCGTTACATGCATAATCTTGATATTGCATCGTTCCCTGTTTAAAATATAGGAAAAATCCAGTATTTGTACTGGAAAATCCATTACCGTCATTTTGATAGACAATATTCCAACTGTTTAATGGATCTGGGGCAATTTCATAAAAGGAGCCTGCATTGAAAATATTTTGTGTTGTTCCTGAATTAAAATTTATATTGACCAGTTCGCAATTCAACGAATTTCCCGCTGCTGTTGCAGTGAATGGAATCACACTAGTTGGTATGCTGGTGTTGTTCATTTCATATATTTGTGTAGGTATTCCATTAACAGTTCCTTGATGTGTGGGATTACCAAAAGTATTAGTTGAATTAAAAGTAGCAGATAACACCAAAATAAACTGTTCATACCAATTTGGATTGTTAAGATCATTCCAAGTTATTTGAATATTTTGTAAATTATTGCCATCAGGATCAATGACAGGTTGGTCAGTGATAACGCTGGTAATTTGTATAAGACCACTTGCTGGTATACTGCGTTGAGGTTGGTATCCCAACATCCTGGCAAGTTTGAAAATACTATCACGTCTGGTGGCAGTTTCAATAAAATTCTCTCGGGTATTGAGATCCATGCGAAATGCAAGGCTTTGACCCAAATAGGCTAATAAATCAATTAACGCGACAAATTCACTGCTCTCTATCCAGTCAGTGAAAGATTCTGGATAATTAAGCCTGATATAATTAATCATGGCAGTTCTTATGGTTGAGAAATCATATGAACTGAAATTGATCTGTGTGTATGCTGTATAGATAACCTGCCAATCTTGTGCGGCGAATAGTTGACTCTGTCTAACTTGTTGTGTCGTGGCCATTGATACTCATTCCTTTACGCCATTGCGGCACTTCTAGCATCAAAGTTAACCTGAAAAGTTCCATATGCCTGCCACGGAACGTAATATAGGCTCATTTGAATACTTAATCCATTATCCTGCTGAACAACATTGATTGATTGCAATTGTACCCTTGGATCTTGGGCTACAACCTGTTCCGCTTGTGAAACGATCAAATCTCTGACTTCATCGATGGGTTCAAAAAGATAATTCCATCCGCCAAAGCCATATCCAGGCATCATCAGCCGTTCATTTGGACGGGTATTGAAGGTGTTTAGCAAATCTTGATTCACTATCTGTATATCTGCTAATTGCCGACTACCAACGGAATTTACAGTACTATAACCGACAAACAAATTTTTACTAGTAAGAGATGCCATATCGGTATTTATAACAGAAAAATAAGGTATTTTTTGTGTCTTTTGAACTATGTTTTTTTGTAAATCATCGCACAAATGTAACATTTTGTGAAAAATGAGGATGGATAAATATACTTATGGCACAGGTGTGGATACTTTCTAGAAAAACAGTTGATGAATATGAAAACAAGCGACTGTTAGAATCATTCACAAATCAAGATATTACCTGCAAATTAATACACCCTGATAGTCTAGATTTAATTGTGAACAAAAAAGATCTGGCAGATGTTTGGTTAGACGGAAAACGTGTTGATATGCCCCACGCAATTCTTGCAAGAACTGGTAGCGGTTCAAATTATTTCTGTCTTGCCGCCATGAGACAACTAGAAAATTTAGGAATTCCTGTAATAAACAACAGTGCTAGTATAGACAGAGTTAAAGATAAGTTGGAAACTAGCCAAATATTGGCAAAACATGGAATAGCCATTCCCAAGACCATGCTTGTGAGATGGCCCATCAATGAGAATTTGGTAAGCAGCGAAATTGGGTTTCCATGCGTTGTAAAGGTGATTACTGGCAGTCATGGTAAAGGTGTATATCTTTGTAAAGATCAAGCAAGTTTTGCAGAATTGATGGAATTGATCAACAGTCTGGCTACCAACAAAAGTCTTATTATTCAAGAATATATTGGGTATAAAGTAGGAACCGATTTACGGGTTTGGGTAGTTGGTGGCAAAGTAATTGGAGCTATGCAACGTTCTTCTAAGAATGATTTCCGAGCGAATATATCCAATGGCGGCACAGGTGCTGCCTATGAATTAACACCAGAAATTGAATTTATCAGCAGAGAAACTGCCAGAATACTTGATTTAGACATTGCTGGCATCGATTTGTTGTTCGACACTGATGGGTTTAAAGTTTGTGAAGCCAATAGTGCGCCAGGGTTTTTAGGATTTGAAACCTATTGCAGTGAAGACATGGCCAAATCAGTTGTGGACTATATCAAATTTAGAATTTCATAATTTCACCGGCTTGGTAGCAGTGGAGTAATTTGCCCTGTTAATGAATTCAATTGACTGCCAACAGTAAGAGTGGATGTTTGAGCCTCTGTGTTTGATTGTGAAGATACAACGATATCGAGGAATGGATCACTCATAAACTTTGTTGCTTCAGCCAAGCGTCGTTGTATAAGTTGGGGAACTACTTGATTGTTGCCATTAAGAGTCCATGCCATCCATTCATTTGGCACCTTTTGCATGTTTCCTGCTACTAAATCCTTGATTACAGGAGCATTTGTAAAGTTGGTTTGTCCGATATTAAATGCCAATGAGCACAGCATGTCATATTGTGTTTGTGTAACAGCAACATTAACAACAGGTCGCATCCAATTTTGAACAGCGTCCATGTCCTGTTGAAACAGTTGGAAAATCAATTGCTGATCAAGCGGTGTTGACAAACTATATTGGGTGCCATTTATGGCAACTTGTCCAGAACTTATTTCAACAGGGGTAAGATTGTGACCATATCCTATCTGAGATACAGGCGGCAATCCAACAACGATTGGTATATAACTTCCATTTTCAAACCCAATCATAAATTGAGCACCTGCATCACTTAATTGCAGACTTGCTGTTGATTGCACTGCTGCATTACTTGTTCCGTTATATGCATATACTGGTTGATTTTGTATATTATATCCTGCACCTGTATATGCACCTGTTGGCATATCTACAAGTGGTGAACCTACTAAGTTTAATGGTCTATCACTGTTGGGAACCACTTCGCCATCACGAAGATTGGTGTTGGTGTTGTATTGAGTTGCATTTTGAATTCCATATGTATTTCTGCCACCATGATCATCATATGGTTCGTGATAGGGTAAATGATAAACTATAGTATCTGTGAGAACCGGTACTACGTTCCCAAGTGTATCAAGTATGCCATCTTGTTGATTTAGGTCATTGGGTCCTTGGGCAGAAACAGCAACCTCAGCAAGCGGTGGCTGAGTTCCGTTGATATCAACACGAGGACCAAATAGATTAATTTCTCCTGCGGCACTCAACCCATAATCTTGACCAGTACTAACATGTAAATATCCACCTGCAGCTTGGTTATAATTTGTACCTGCAGTATCAAATCTTGCACCGCCCGCATAGGTATGCATATCCTTGCCACTGGTCATGAATAGATATTCATTGCTTAGAAGATGCATGCTGTTGACACTTTGAATTCGTATGAAACCATTTTTCACATTTGGATTACATGTTGGAATTCCACAAGTTGGTCGTTGTGCACAACCAGTGCCAGGAACAGTATTGCTAATACCACCGCCTGCTTGTCCTGGAATTGGGGTACTGCCTCCTGTTCCTAATAAATCAGGACGATTCATATATAGATTTGCTTCTCGAACTGGACGTTGTGCAGGAATACCATGTCTGACATTGATAGTTTCTTTGATCAGATTTGCTGCACCTTGAAGGTCTTGGCTTTGAATAAAATTGGTTATACCTTGTCCCATTAGCCATGATACTGCTGAAGGCAAATTATATTGAACACTGGTTAGTGCCGCCTGTTGATATGGTCCTAATAAATCCCAGGCACCACGTAATTTCGCACGTACTCCTGCCATATAAATGGGAACATCAATCTTTAGCAGGGCTTTTGCTTGTTCTAAGGTCATAGTGGCACAGCCAGGCTGTGGTGTTTTACTGTTCACTGGAACACGACCAGCGGTACCAGTGTCAATATAACCTTGAGCAAATTCAACATCTTTTATTTGATGTCCATAGCCGATACTGACATGAGCAGATTGTTTGTCCCAGTAGGCTTGTAATTTGACACCTTCTTCTTGAGCCAGGAAATTGGCTGCCACATCTGTGGCATCAACACCAGGACCTGGAGCAGCACCTGTTTGTGTTGCCACAGTACCAGATGGTGCCACCGTTCCTGTGTTTTTGTCTGTTGGTGCAGGAGGTAGTGGTGCAGGTTGTGTATTAGTTGCAGCCGTCCCACCTAACGTATCTGTGGACAAATTGCTGGAACTAATGGCTGCTGAACCACTTTGTGGCTGTGTTTGTGTTGAACTCACTGGTGCTGCACCTGTTGAACCAGTTTGCTGAGGCGTAGAGCCATCAGGATTGGCTGGCTTCAGGAGAGCCTGTACATCATTTGTCAGTACATTGTAATCTCTGGGATTTATATTATCGCTGGTAGGATAATTACTCAAGGCAATAGTTTGATCACCCTTGACTGTTGCAAAAGTTTTAATAGTTGCAGAACTATCTGTGTTGTATGGTAATATCCAGACATAATTTGAAGCATTCAACACACTGCGAATTTGGGTAATATTTTGTAAAAGTCCTGCTTGATTTGTTACATCTGTTTGCTCATCGCCCACACTTATCACACCATTGACGATTCCACTGCTGCTAGTTGCATTGTCCTGAACGACTAATAGTGCATTGCTGCTATCTGCACCAGGAGATGCCAAACTGGTTGAACCTGGAATTCTCTGAGAGATTGCTGCTGCTGTGCCACCTCCTATTATTGCTGCAGGACCTACTTGAGGTGGCTCAGGCTGTGGCACATTTGCTCCTGGATTTACTATCGGAGTTTTGGCAGTTGTGCCGCGTGCTTTCATATAAATATTTTGCCCAGCTTCTATATTGACATCTTGGTCAGCACGAAGGTTAAGACTGCCTTGACTTCGTAAACTTATATCACCATATGCATAAATGTCGATTTTACCACCTGCATCCATGCTGATCCAGTTTTTACCATCAACTGAGTTCATGTATATACAGCCAGTTGTATCATTCAATAGAAGTTGTACACCATTTGCTGTGCGAAGTCTTATATATGTATTATTGGGATCTTCATCAAATACAAATTGACTTCCACCTGGTGTAAGAATACCACTCACACTATTTGGTGGATCAGTTCGTCTGGCACCCGCACTGCTAACTCCTCTGATAATATCCTTGTCCAACCCCTGCTGAACAAGTTGTGCAGCAAGCGGGTAAAGAGGTCGTGCTGGCGGTAGTCCATTTTGTTGTGAGATTTTTTTGTTGTATTCTGCTGTGGGCAAAGTAGCCTGAGAATCATTTCCAGGTAAGCCAGGAATCATTTGATTCATGTTTTGCTGAAATAAAAATCCCAGATACACTCCTCTTGCAGGGTCTCCATTTATAAACCCCACAACCACTTCATTGTTTATATCAGGAGGAACAAACCAGAATCCATAACTTTTTTGTGTGCTAGTTACAGAATTATCATTTTTATTGTCAATGACATTTGTTGCACCTGCAAATGGCGAAACATATGCTACCGTGTACCATGTAGTTGGATCATTGGGTTTTGCAGAAAGTTCTGGTATCCAGACTTTTAATCTGCCCATATAAAGAGCATCTGAGGTGTCTTTGACAAATCCAGTGTACAGTTTATCTTGTAAAACTGCACGACCAGCAGGCTGTAATTCAAACTCTTTTGGAGTTTCAAGATTTCTTGACCATGTAACCATGGCAATATTTATAAGGTATTTTTAAAGGAATATTTATGAGGGTTCTTAAGATTTTACTGCCTTTATGACTTTATCCGCCAAGGTTCCTGCTTGAGCAAGAGTGGCGTTGGTAACACTTGTTGTATTAGATTGCTGACTACTTGATGTTGCCTCTGGTACATTAGTAGGATTTGTTAACGGGTCTCTCATAGAATCTAATTGTTGAGTAAAAACGCCTGCTTTAAATATACTTGTAAGTTTAACAACTTTATAATAGCCGTTCCACATAGTTGTGTTATTGTTTAAATCCATAAATCCTGTGGATTCATTATAATTTGTGCCAGTTCGCATAGTAAAAACATATCCAATATCGCCACCAAACCACCACGCTGAGTTATCTCTATTTGGGGGAGACGGTGCACTACCATCTCCAATTAATGTTCGTTCATCTATATTACTAAAGCCAAGCCAATATGGATCTCCTCGAATTTCCAATTTTTGTTGTGCTAAACTACCTTCTTTACACTGTTCTAATATACTGGCTACCAGACTACGAGAAACCTGTATATTATTTGGTCCCGCAGACGCATTTGTTTTTGTTGGACTACTATCTCCACTTACCGCATTTTGGGTTATAGGTGTAACTGTTGCACGTCCACTTATTACCCACGGATCAGGATCAAAAGTGCTGGTTCCAACATCTTCCAAGTATGAAGTTTTTCTTAGCGTGATGACGGGTGTGGCTTGGTTATTTGCTGTCACGTTGTTTTGACCAAAAGATTTGGCCTTGGCAGCTGCTGCGCTGGCTATATCACTTCCTGTTTTGGCTGCAGCAGCCGCTACATTTGTTGCATTTTGAGATGCAGTTGCAGTGTTAACGCTGGTGGCAGTACTTGCGGGATTTCCGTTTAAACTTACATTTTGATTTAATTGTGTGCTTGTATTTGAACCAGACCCCACGGTGGCTTGCTTAATAGGATTCAGATTATTTTCTTCTGCTACACCAATACTCGAATTATCAAGTTGCGGTCCAACTCTAAAATCTCCAATTGTATTATATCCTAATTGATTCAGGATTCCAGATTGATTCATGTGGTTCAAAATTAATTCAAATTTACTGATATCTAAGTTTTGTCCTGTATAGGTCCACCAATAATGCTTGATATAATTACCAGACCCTATAAGTGCTTGTTGTCTTTGTTGTTGTGGTCCAGGCTGTTTAGTTCTTGCAGCATTTTGTAGATTTCCAATTGCGCGACCAGTAGGATATCGCAATAAAGTATATATTACTGTTCTGGGATAGTCATTGCATACGGGATCAAATGGTCCATTGTGGTATGACCATGTATGAACTACAATCAGATTGGTCATGCCATTTACTTTCATACTGGCCGAACCTGCTGAATTAGAAGAACCTGTTGATGGTTCGCCTATTGTGAAATTCTGTCCATCTCTAGTATTACTAATTGCAAAATTAAGAATAGTAACTAAATCTTGTCCTCTTCCTAATTGAATTTGAGGTATTCCTCCTTGTCCTGTAGTCATGGAATTTTGTGCTTGGCTTGTTGTTGGACTTTTATCAAATGCCCAATTTCTTGCAAATGGCGCTTGAAATTTGTAAGTTATTCTAGGCTTTTTATCTTCATATAAACTAGCATTTTGTTCTGTCCATACTTGTCCTAACTGATCTAAAAATTGTCCAATATTAGATGCAGCGATCGTGAAACTACTAGGTAGACAATTCACGTGGTCAGCATTCCCATACATATTATGGAGTATAAATTCTATTTTATAGGTTGTTCCTGATTCGGTGGTTGTAGAATCTAATTTAGTGATATGAACTGCCCAGCAAATATACACCTCATCTAGTGTTGTGTTTGGGGTACCATCTTCGTTATAACCTTTAAACCATATATCTATAAAATAAGCATTACTTGTAAGGTAATTGTTTATACCAATACCACGGCTAGCTACAAAAAGATTATCTGTTAAAGTCAGTCCATAGGGTTCAACTATAGTCATATCACCTTTTACTTCAGTTGTTTGTGGAGTTGTTGGACTAGCAGGAAGTCCCGTTTCTATAGTAAAATCTGTGATATTATACTGGGCGGTTATACCGCTTTCTGCGATGATTATTTTGTTGGTATTATTACGAAACTGAGATGATTTGCCGTTTTTCAAAAGATTTTCGCTGTCTTGCTCGGTGCACATACTCCAGCGTATGTGATAGGTATAATTGGCAGTGCTATCCAAAATGTTGGGTTTGAAATTATATTGTGGTTTTTGATTAGTGTTTGACCCTGATTGGGGAATCTGTGGCTGTGCTGCTAAACTTGTATTGGGCATTATTAATATCCATTCACATGTAAGTTTGATTTTTGAGGTAGATATATATTGATGCCTGCTATTAAATCATAAATTGGATCTTGTATTACATCTGGATTTCTCAGGCAAAATACCCACCAATAACCAGTTGTTCCGTATAAATCAAAACTTAGTAAATCCGGTCTGTGTTCGTAATTCTTACTTACAGTATATAATGTATCATAGGCATTGGGTGGTATTGTAACACTAGAGTCCCAAAAATCAAGATATGGCAGATGGTTATATATCTGATTTGTAGATGTATATGGACTTGTTGAATTATATGCTGCTTGTTGAGTCATACCCATGTTCCTTGTGATAATAATGCACCAGTTCTAAACTGTTGAAGATCGAATGCTCGTAGTCTTTGTGGAGTATTTTGAACAGTTAATTGTACGCTTATTGAGAATAATGCTGGCAACCATGCATACCCACCTTGATCCCCGCTGAAAGAAGCCGTTAATTGGCTGTTATTGATTGATTCAAATGTTGCAGGCGAGATTACTTGAGATGAATTTACACTTGTGGGTACGGCAACATAATCAACATCTTTTGGAAGAGTTACACTAAATTGTGTAACTATTACAGGTAATGCATTAAACATATATTGACCATATGCATCAAATAATAAAACTGGAGGTGGTGTTCCAGCCTTGGGATCATTTTGACCAAAATACATTTTACTAACAGTTCTTAAAAAATGAATACAGGCAAGTGAATACAATCCTTCTGTTTGGTTCTGAACAGTAAAATCACCTTCAACTGTGAGTTTCACAGCGGGAGTTTTGCTATAGGAATAAAAATCTTGATTAGCGTGTACTATTTCCATGGATGTATAGTTAACATCCTGACTATAGGTAATAGTTGGTTGATATGGAAATACTATACCTTTTGTTAATACCAGTGGTGTAAGCAATCCACCTAATGCACCGTAAATTTGTCCAACTGCTGCAGGTTTTGGTCTTAATCTAACTCTTCTACCAGCAGTATCAGCAAGGTTTTCTGTTGCCGCTGGAGGGTTAGGTATGGCTGTTGGGGGGTTTGCATTGGCTTGTGCTAGACCAGCGTTTAAACTTTGTGAATATTGATTGCCAGCAGACACAGAGTTGTTAGTAGCAGGAGCGTTACCAGCCGCCGAATTGCCACCAGTATTCGCCGTTTGATTTCCGCCAGCAGGGATAGGCTGTTGCATCTGCTCTGGAGACGGGGTTACCACCATAGTAGCTACATTAGAACCAGACATTTTTATCTCTTTTCAGTATTATTAACTATTTATTGTGAATATTAACCCTTTGATCTAGTGTTTCTTTTTTGACTGTTAATTTATAAATTGTTACAATTATTAAATAAATTACATTTTTCAAGGAAATATATGTCTATACAATCTCCTCAACCTAAAATAAAATATCTTACCAATAAAGATTTAATGGAGGAAATTCATCGTAGCAAATTATCATTTTGCTCATATATTGATGAAAAATATAGCAGATATGATTTTATTGTTTCTGATATCAATCAAATTACACCAGAAAGAATAGACGCTGAGAGAGCAAAAAAACTTGCTGATATGCAGGCAGCAGAAAAAAAAGCATCGTCTATTCGTAATAATAAAGAATTTAAAAGCAAACTTACATTGGATGATGTTCCAGTGGACAGTATTGTTGTGAGGGTAATGACCTTTGAACATATTCCTCTAAATCCAGAAAAAGAAGGCAAAGCCAAAACAGTAAAAGATTTGCATGCTAGATGTAACTTCCCGCCTTTCCAACATTTTGTCATTAAAGATGATCAACAAGTTTGTGTGTTGAAAAGTCACTGGCAGGGTGGATTGGAAAATGGTCATTTTTGCAAAGACCATGGAAAAATGACCAATAACCTAGCATTGATGTTTATGAAACTGGTGGATAGATATGGACACCGAGGCAACTGGCGTGGATATTGTGTTGACACAGAAACTGAAGCGTTGACTCAGAGAGGTTGGTTGAATTATCAACAATTGACTACAGATGATATTATACTGTCATATGATATAGAAGACGGTAATTTGAAATGGTCTAAAATTAAATCAATTTTCAAAGATCATTATCAAGGAAATATGTTTCGGATGACTGTGACAGGTCTTGATGCCCTTGTCACGCCTGGGCATAAATTTGTAACACAAGATGGTTTAAAGAAAATTGAATATCTTATTGAAAAAGATAGACTAATACTTATGGGTAACTCTGTAAAAGATAATAATTTTCAAAAATATTCTGATGAATTAGTTGAATTGATAGGCTGGGTAATAACCGAAGGTAATTTTTATACCAGAAAAGACGGAACATCATATCAGCGTGTAACTATCTATCAAAATGAAGGAGAACATGCAAATCGCATCAGGTTCTGTTTGAATGCATTGAATATGTCTTTTAGTGAATGTATTAGAAAACGAACAAAAAACTATCAAATAGCATTTACATTATCCAAGGATGCTTCGCAAAAAATCATTTCTGTAATTAATCAAAAAAACTTGACCATGAATATAATTCTATCATTGACACACCACCAACGAGAATTATTAATTCAAACTATGGTTTCTGCTGATGGTTGGATACGTGGAAACAAATTTAGTTATTGTCAAAAAAATAAAGAGCACATGGATATGTTTTTGGCTCTCTGTACGATATCTGGATATCGAGTTTCCTATAAAAAAAGAGAAATAATAACAAAAGTTAATAAATTAACATCCCACATCTATGAGGCAAATGTTTTTTCAAGACAAAAGCATTCGGTTGTAGAAAACATTAATTTTCATGGGGCAAAAAGAACTGGCAAAGAAAGTGGTACGATAGGAAAAGGTAAGATATATCATCCAAATGAACCAACAGTTCCTTATGATGATACGGTTTGGTGTCCTCAGACAGAATATGGAACATTTGTTGCCAGACGAAACGGGAATATATACCTAACAGGTAACACATATCTAG